GTTATGGGAATGATTCAAGAGTTAAAAGAGGAGATTGCAGAGATGCAGAATAGAAAAACTAGTTACCTGGCTATGGGTAATATTGGTTTATCAGAAGATTGTCAGTGGAGATTAGATGGAATGAAAGAGCGTTTAGAGGAGTATAGTTCTACGTGGGGAGAGTACGTATATGTACTTTCTAATAAATCTATGCCTGGGATAGTAAAGGTTGGATTTACGACTACATCTCCTGAGCAGAGATTAAAGGAGATTAACTCAGCAACTGGTGTTATTGAAGAGTGGGAGACTGATTGGTACTTAGAGTGTGCAGAAGCACATGATTTAGAGCAAAAAACCCATGAATACCTTAAAGATTTCAGAGTACGTAAGAATAGAGAGGGTTTTAATGTTTCTTCTACTCAAGCTATTGCAGCAGTACAGAAGATAAATGAAGAAAGGTATTAAATTAGTTGCGTAACAGAGATATAGTTCGTATATTAAGGTATAATAAAAAAAAATAAAGGTTATGAGGTTAATTTTACTATTACTACTGGGTTATTTCTTAATTTCTTGTGAAAAGGAAGATATTCTTCCGGATTTATGTATAGGAGGAGATTGTAGTGTTGCACTTAAGGTAAATGCTCCCCAGGATACGAATGGTTACTATCATTTGAAGTTAAACTACGATGGGCAGTATGATCCTAGGTTTAATATTGAGGTAATTGCTTCTAAAACAGATGAATACTACCATTATAACAGTAAATCAGTAGTAACAGCAGGATTTTCCGGAGATATTTTCGTACAGGTACCACTTCAAACAGGAGAGTTAACAGAATTTATACCGTTAGTACAGGAGACTCGCTTATACTTACGCGATCACGGTAAAATACCTAATAAGATGTATACTAAACGGATAATAGGCCCAGTTTTAGAGAGCCTAAAGGGGGATACTTTAAATGTTAGTGGATATATTAATTGGGATGGAGGTAATAATTGGAAAGAAGAAGAAGTTTCTCTAAAGTTTATTATAGAATAGTTGCTATTCTGCCTTAGAAGTATTATCTTAAAAATATATTAATTAGTATATAAGATATAATAATATAAATAGTAAACTTAATAAGTAATATAAATATATAAATATATAAATATATATATAGTAATAATTAATCAAATAAATAACATATGTCTATAACAGCAGAAAAAATAGCCTCAAACTATGAAAAGCACTTAAAAATTGTAGAGACCTACATTACCGATCGTAAAGATCAAGTGCTAGCCTTACTTTCTTCGTTAGAAGATAATTATGTTATGGCTCCTGCTAGTGGAAAGACTTGGTATCATAATGCTTTTGCAGGAGGGTACGTAGATCATGTAAATAGAGTTGTAGAGTATGCGGTAAAGCAATCTAGACTCTATAAAGATATGGGAGGTACTATAGATTATACAGAAGAAGAATTAGTATTCTCTGCTTTATTTCACGACCTAGGAAAAATAGGAGATGGAGTATCACCAAACTATATACCTCAGACTGATAAATGGAGACAAGATAAACTCTCAGAGATGTATACTAATAATTCAGAATTAGATTTTATGCTTATTCCAGACCGCTCATTATATATTCTTCAAAACAATGGAATTAAAGTAACACATAAGGAATTCCTAGCTATACGTTGCCATGATGGAGTTTTCGATAAAGCTAATGAAGCATATTTTTTTAGCCACCAGGAGGGTTCTAGACAGAAGACCTCTATCATATCAGTACTTCACTCAGCAGATTTCTTAGCTTCTAAAGTTGAATATGATATGTGGAAGAGAGATGGAGGTAGCTCTAAACCTACTTCTAGGAAAGTTACTGCTTCAACTGGAAGACCAGTTAAAAGCTCAGAAGGATTATCTAACATATTAAAAAATATATAACATGTTAACTTACCAAATAATAATTGCCATATTAGTTGCCGGCTTGATTTTTAGTTCTTATATTATTTATAATCTACTTAATGCAGTAGAAAAACATGAAGATATAATAGAAGATCAAGTAAATTATTTACAGAATATATCTAATTCAATAACTCAAGGAAAGCTACATCTTCAAAATCTCGATGAAAAGGGGGTATTTCAAAGCGACGATGAAGTAGGAACATTTTTCGAACAAATGAAAGCAGTACAAGAGGAATTAAATAGATACATGCTCCCAGAAAACTATGGCACGAAAGAAAGCGAAAGCTAATTACTTTACTCAAGAAACAGAGTCCTACATAAAAATATACAACATATCGTCAGATGTAGCTGAACGACAGAAGATCTTTACAGATCACATATACTTACCGTTTTACAAGCTTGCAGAGAACATTATACATACTTTTAAGTTCTACTATACAGATGTAAATAAAATTGAAGATCTCAAACACGAGATTGTTTCTGTTTTATTAGAAGAGAAGATTATGAAATTTGATCCTGATAATGGAGCAAAAGCATATTCGTATTTCGGAACAATAGTAAAAAGGTGGTTAATAAACTATAATAATAAGAACTATAAAAAGCTAAAGCAGATTGGATCCTTTGATGAAATGTACGATTCATCTATTGAAGACAGAGGTATAGAGGAAGGTCATATTAATCTCTCCCAATTTATAGACATGTGGGTTAAGGAAGTATATGAAGTACTTGACGATATGTTCGAAAAAGAATCAGACCTACAGATTGCTGATGCTGTTCTTACTTTATTTAAAACTCGTCAAGACTTAGATATTTTTAAAAAGAAAGCTCTTTACATTTATATAAGAGAGATGACTAACTGTGACACCCCCTACCTTACAAAGGTAATTAACGTGTTAAAATAGGACTTTAAAAGAAAGTATCAAAAACTATACGACCAAGGATATCTTACAGATAAAACTTACTAGTCTATTTATTATAAATAAAACACTATGAGTTTAGATAAAGAAATATTCAACGGCAAAACTCTTTCAGACCTATTCGGGGAGATACATGATAATTCTTCTACTACTAGAAACCAAGTAAAAAGCCTAATAAACGAATTAAAACCTCTTATAGAGAATATAGGAGATGCTACTTTAATTGTACCCATGATTAAAGAGTACATGGAAATTCAAGTAAAAAACGATGACGCTTTAATTAAACTAGCTACTATAGTACAGAGGATTGAAACAGCAAATGCAAATGGATCAGGAGATGAGATGTTTGACCTCTCAGAACTACAAGACTTATTAGAGGAGCAAGAAGCACTAGACAGTGAGACACAAGTAAAAATAGAAGAAAGTAAAGATGGCGAACAATCCGTATAGTCTAAATACCTTTTCAGGTGGAAGCCAAATGAGTAATAGTTCAACCGGCGATTCTTCATCCTCCGGCGGAGTGTCCTTCGGGATAGTTTTAGATATACTACTAAACGAAACCCATCCGGAATACGAAAACTATAATAAATCACAAGGTCTTAATGGGGTATTTTATACTCCTTATAAAAATGGAGCTGGTGATAATGAAACAAATAACAGTTTCGCCTACTGCGATGCCTCTTTTCTTAAAAGGATACCAGTACCTGGAGAGATAGTTGTAATAGAAAGACGCCCATCAGTATACACACTTACAAAGAACACCCCGAACGATAAGACCAACATCAATAGATCAAAAGAAGGACTTTTAACATACTGGACAGGTATTGTAGCAGGCTGGAACCATCCCAATGTTAATGTAATGCCTAACGAAGACTTTACTGGGTACATATATGGAGAGGACTTTGACCCAGAAAAAATAATAGCACCCCTTGGAGCTTTTCCCGGTGATACTATAATAGAAGGAAGATTTGGACAATCTATTAGACTTAACGGAACTAAAGCAGAGTCTAATACAATTGTAGTAGAAGATAATAACGGTAAACCTACGATTCTAATAAGTAATGGACAAGCAGAGCCTGAAGACTCAATCAACCCAGTAAAAGAGGATATTAATAAAGATCCTTCCTCAATATACTTAACCTCGGACCATCAGATAGAAATAGAACCTGCTAATGACAAAAGAGAAGCCTATATAGAACCTCCTGTAACTCCTGAAGAATATAAAGGTTCGCAGGTTATAGTAAACGGTGGAAGATTATTTTTTAACGCTAAAGATGAAGGAGCATTTATATCTGCTAAAGAATCTATCGGCTTAAATAGTAACATAGTAGCGGTAGACGGAGAAGAATATGTAGCATTCGATGCTGATAAAATATACTTAGGTGAAGCAGCTAAAAGGTTAGAAGACGAACCGGTACTACTAGGTAAGAGAACAGTAGACTTGTTAGAGGAAATAATAGATGAATTAGACACTATCTATACTAATCTTGCTACATTACCACCAGCTCCACCAGCAGGAATTGCTAAACTAGTAGTATTAGGTAATATGCAAAAACCTTCAATACCCTTATTAAAAACTAGACTTAAGAGAATAATGTCCGAAAAAGTATTTACTGAGTAATGCCATATATTAAATTTCCAAATAAACAAGAATTAGTAGCAGCCCTTGCCCCGCAAGTAGGTAAAGCTCTTGGTATGCTTAAACAAAAAGTACTAAGTAAGCTATTCGAAGTGATAGACGACTTTAGAAGAGCAGGCTGTCCGCATTTACAAAAACTAAATCAAATTTCAAGGACAATCTCTCAAATGCAACGTGTTATAAACAGTACTGCAAAAAAAACCAACAGGGTTAAGAAGATGGCTACTAGACTAAAAGCCCCATTAATAGGGTTAGAAGTAGCAATTAATGTGATAGGTAACATACCTATTCCACAGGCAGTTCCCCCTGGTGTAGGTATACCCATATCTATTACTAATAAATTTACAGAACAGCTAATACTTTTATTAGAAATGATTGCAGCTATAAAAGAAAAAGTAGACTCTATTGAAGCTATGGTACAACCGTCTATACTCTTTATAGATAACATAAACAAGAAAGTACAATCAGTTAAACTACCGGTTATAGCTTGTAAAATAGAAAATGCACTAAAAGAAGAAGTAACAAACGGCAAACTAACAGAAGAACAGTTAATAGCTGCAGGACTGTTAAATGATAAAGGAGAGTATATATTCACATCTCTTATACCTATATTCCTTGGTACTACTCAATTTAATACTGACGGAAGTACGTACTACCCTAATAACAACGAACAACAAGAACTAAGTGCTCAATCAGAAGCAGCAGATTTACTTAACAGCGCTATAGAGCTACTTCCATCTCTTGACGATTCAAATAGTTTAAAAGATTTAATAGATACATATCAATCTGCTTCCGATAGACGAACGGGTAATTTAGCAGATACACAGTACTCACATGTAGGACCAGATGGTACTGTATATAAGTTAAATGTAGAGTTAGATGTAGAAGGGTCTACTATAGCACCTCAAAGGTTCGCAGTAGCTAAAAACCTAAACAATATAGTAGTACTAAGAGGTGCTAAATCCTACAGTTCTTCTGAAACTGTACTAATAGATGAAATAAAATTCAGAATAGATAATCAACTTGCATAATACAACTATTTATATATATGAAACTCGATCAATTAAGAAAAATCATACGAGAAGAAGTTAGATCTGCTATAAAGGCAGAACTACAAGAAGTTATGAACGAGGCTGTTAGAGCAGCCAGTGCCCCAACAACTATGACTGCAGCTCCAGTAGCTGGTAATACAAGCTGGTCGGCACCGAAAAAAGAATTAAAAAAACAACAATGGACATCAGGTAAGTCGTCCACGTTAGAAGAAATG